AATAGTCTGAGTAGTATTATCCGGCCAAGATTCATCTTCCTTCACATATTGATCGATTTTGTACGGAGTAGTTGAATTGCTTTCTTTGAATAACAAATCAATCGCCTCAACTTCTCTCGGACCAGTATTGAAATGAATATTACAAGCATTGAAAATATTCAACATTCCTTTGTTTTCGAAAGTACCAAAATCTAAAAGGAATTTGCCTGGAGTAAAAGCATATTCTTGCCAAGAAGAAATCGCTGAATAATAACCGTCTTTGTATTTGTATCGATATGAAAATGATATAAACTTATCTTCTAGATAATTTTCTACGTCCTCTAATGTGTTTAATTGAGTGATTGCCGGAGAATATACTGGAGGTGGCTTTATAAGCATTATTTCGTCTGCTGCAAACCCATCTAAACCCCAAGTTTTTGCGCGATTAATATTTAATATCCTTGGAGGATTGCTGTCTCCTGAAAATTTAAGAAGATTCCCGTCTTTTTGAGTTACCGGATCATACGGTTTGTCGCTAAAAATAACATCTACATTTAAAACTCTTTCTCCATCAATAAAATTTAATCGAGTTCCGGTTGTACTTTGTAAAACTATTTCAGATAATGTGGTGTCAACATTGTATTCGATTATGTAATCGTACAATGTCCCCTTGATGAAATTGTAGATAAATCCATTAGTGCTATCAACTCCTGTACCTACGTTTTTTCCACCAGTAATAGCGTATGCAGTTTTTAAAGCGTTGCCTAAAGCATTCTTTCCAACGCCCATATTTGAATCTACAGTAGCTACAAAGAAATTCTCAGCATCAAGCATCTCGTCTGGAGCGACGAAACGAGGATCAGAATCTCGATTAATAGTACCCTTCTTGAATGTATTTTGGAATTTTATCATAACTATCTAATCCATTTTCGTTTTGCATTCAAAGCCAACATGACATCATCAAACTTAATGTCCATCATTGCTATTTTTGCATTTCTATAATTTGATGTCCACGCTTTTTGAGCTGCATTTTTTTCATACATCGGAACATTAAATAAAGTTTTCATTAATTCGTAGTTAACGAAACAATACAAAGCTTCCTCAACCAATTTACTTACTTTAATATCGCTTTCATTTGTGAATTCTAAACCATCTGAAATGTATTGCAACATTATCACGCGACTAGCGTTGTCCGAACTGAAATGCATTCTTCTCTGCGCTGTATCAATATTAAAATACCCATTAGCGTTTTGTGATGGATTTAATAAAAATTTAGTTTGAGCAGGATAAACGAGTCCGTATTGATAAGCATAGCTAGAAATACAGTCACAGTCAATATATCCTAAAAATGGTCTTTCTTTTACTTTGTCATTTATTTCGGCAAAAAAAGTGGTTCCTTCCAAAACAAAACCTTCATCATCAAATAAAATATTTGCTTTTTCATCTTGTAAATAAGCAGTACCCATTGAAATGTTGGTATTTCTGGATAACCCCATTAAAGCACCAGTTACCGGATGAACATACGAAACTTTTGTCCAGTTAACATAATCGCTAGGAAGAATTATATCTAAAGTATCTCCGAGTTCCAATTCGATCGCCTTCTCTGCGCGTAATGCGTTTAAACTAAATTTCTTGATTCCTTGCTTAAACTTAGCAATTACTTTAGCCCTTGAAACTTTATTTAGTATTTTTCCATCACCTGTGTAGTCGGTAATGAAATTTACGACCATTTCTTCTAATCCAACATAGACATAACCACCATGGTTGGATTCATCTTCATAATAATCGCTAGGATTCATTGAACTCATAACTATGATTGTTTTTGGTCAGTTGCTAAATCAGCGTTTGCAGCAATAGCTACTATATCAGATTCCTGAATTTGGATTCCGCAAAAGCCCATTATTTTCATTACAAGAGGATAAAAAAGGCTTTCATCCAATTCGAAATCTTGTCTATCTGACGCACCGGCATTAAATATTGGATTTCCATTAGAATCAGTCACGTAAGTCCATTTTGGGGCTTTAGGTCTTCTAATGTAAAAAAGTTCTACAGAATATCCTGTAGGTGCTTTTGGAGCCACTCTATAGCCTTTGTTAATCTTTGTGTATATTGGGAAAGTTACGGAAGGAGCATTAATTTTTGAATTAATCATATTATTCCAAATAGGTCCTTTCGCCACTAATTCAATATCAACTTTTTTTCCTGATGAATTTACGAGCGATAATGCTCCTGTTGTATATAAATCAGATCCTGAATACTTCCAAGTATCAGTTAAATTATCATATGTGAAGTTCTCAGGTGTAGAATATTCTGAAAAAGTATCGATTTGCTCTTGTATGTTTTTTGGAATATCAGCAAAATCATTGTTTGATAAGTGTCTCGATTCATTAATAATCCATTTATTGTATTGGTAAAAAAGATTTTCAAATATCTCCATTTGGGCTAAATCTCCAAAAGAATCGGATGCCTGTGGCGCTAAGAAACCTCTGTTTTCCTTTTCCAGCAAGAATAAAACTGTATTACGAACTTTATTAACAGATATCATATCAAAATATTTTAAACAAAGATAAAAAATAAACGACAACAAACGGAAGTGGCTACTAAAAATAAACCCCTCACTTGGAGGGGTTTATTTGTCAATTTATTTTTATTACTTGTTAAGCAAGAACTCGTAGTATGTTCTACCGACTCCTCCTTCAAAATATCGGACCATTTCATCCATTTCATCTTGGTTTTTAGAAACCTCCAAGATTACTTCTCTGGACTTATTTAACCAGCGATAATTAGAGTAAATCAAATCTCCGGAAGCCAATGAACTTTTAATAACCCCTTTCATTTTGATTCCTGGATCTCCAGTGTATTCAATGAATTTTTGTGCGTTATTTTCAATGTAAGAAAGAATTCTTTCCATTAAAATATCTGGCTCCCAAGACTCTACGTAATCAGGGAATTCTAATCCTGCAATAGCTCTGTTGGTAATGTCTCCAACTTCCCATGCAAGTTTCTCAGCATCATGTTTCAATCTCTTATCTGCAATGGCTTTTTTAGATTTCGCAGTTGGATCAAATTCTCTGAAAATAATATCCTTGTATTGGTGGATATGAAGAAATTTCTGTAGGTTGATTTGCTCTTTTGGAACAAATAGCTTTCCATAGCTAAATAAAATTTCAGCCAGAACTACAGATCCAGGCTCTTTACTTTGTTTTTCAACAAAAAATGATGGCTGGTTAGTTGCATATCTTAGAATGTGAACAGATTTATTGTCTTTGTTCGTGTACTGCAGGGGAATTTCTGCGCGATGTTGAACCGGAATGGATGCAGTGATCGGCTTTCCGTCAATATACTCGTAAATACGGTCTTTTACCTCCCAGTTACGGCACTCCGGAATATCATCGATATCATACTCCTGTTTTACCATTTGTTGAATAATAGTAGTAGGTGCTTGTTGTTGTACTGGCTGTTGTGCCGGAACCGACTTAGCAATTGCATCTGCAATCATTTTCTCTACAACCGATAACGGAACAGATGGTTCTTGTATTGTTTGCTGTTGTTCGTTTCGAGTAATTTTTTCTTCAACAGCTTGTATGTTGAATTCTGGAGCCTCACCTAAAGCTGCATTAGTAGTTTGTTTTAATGTTTCAAGTTTTTCTTGTAAGTCTTCTGAATTACCTGATTTTTCCTGCTCTCTTAACGCTCTTCCCTCTTTAGATAGTGGGTGCGGTTTCTTTGTTTCTTCGCTCATTTTATTTGATTTAATTGATTAAAATTCAAAAACAAAGATAAATATTATTCGAGTACAAACGTTTGTTGTCGTTTAATATTGAAAAACATTTGGTAAATCAAATAATATGACGTAATATTGCCATAAGTTTAAAGAGTGTCATAATCGGCAGTCTTTTTTTTATTCATATACTTTTAAGTTAATTAAAATGGAAAAACTAGAATTAAAACACATTGTTGGGTACTTACCTTATAATTTACAAGTTCAATATTGGGGAATAATTAATTCCAAAGAATTAGGGGCGTATGAAAAAAAATACAAAAAAGAAAACCCTGATGATTTTTTTAAAGAAACCGAATACAATCCACCAGAATCAATTGAAGGTTTTAAAATAGGGTTTATTAGAATTGCGGAATTTTGGAACACACATGTAAATTATTTTATTGGAAATAAAAAGTTTGGCTTAGTTTCTAATTATGGGGTTTCAAATTTCAAGCTTATATTACGCCCGATGTCAGATTTAACAAATGATACTTACGACTTTATTTATAATAAAGAATGTGATTATACATCAATATTGAATTGGCTAGAATTAGACAACGAAAGTAAATTAACTTGTAAATTTAGTTTTGAGTTTTGGCAATTATTATACGAACATAAATTCGATATTCACGGACTAATCGAAAAAGGTTTGGCGATCGATATAAACACTATTCAAAATGGAAAACTATAAACCAGTAATAGGATGTAGCTTTAGTGATACTCCTTACGAATATTCTGTAATCATAGTAGGAGAAGTAAGAGAGGGGCTTTTTTATATCCTCGACGAAGCTCAAATGTTTTGCAAACCAGGAGATGATCGAAAGCCAGATTCTGAATTCCGAAAGAAAATAGCAGAATTATCTAAGAAATGGAATGCCGAAATACTCGATACTAAAAAATCATTCCGGCACCTAGAAGAAAGATTAGAAACTAAAAACAAAAAGAGCCATGGTAAACGAAATAGTACTAAAAGAGGTAAATAGATTGTTCAAGTGTGATATATTGGATACCCGACGAAAGCCAAACAATGTTAATGGCAGAATTGCTTTTGCAAGTTTTATTCGTGGGTTTTCAAGAATGACAGTCACGGAAATAGGAAGATGCATCGGAAAAGATCACGCTACAATTTGTCATTATCTACGAAAACACGATCTCTATTATAAGTATGATGCCGACTATAGAAAAAGGTACGACAAACTAAAAAAGCCAAAGACAACCAAAAGAACAATATGTTGTTATACAACTCTTCAATTTTTAATCTACAAACAAGCATCATGAAAGACTATACAGGAGTAAGATGGATGCCAGAACATAATAAATGGCAATCTATGATAAGGCACAAAGGAGTTTCTTATAACTGCGGAATGCATGTCGAGCAAAAAGCTGCAGTAATAGCAAGAGATACATGCATATTGAATAATGGCCTAAAAGTAGTGTTGCAGATACTTAAACCTTTAAATAAAAAATAACATGATAGAATTATTAAAGTTTTCAGTAAGCAAATTTTGGATATTCGCCGGATGTTTTTGCTTTTTTGCAACAATAGCGCACATTATAACTACACTTATATCTCGTTTTTTCAGGACCATAATGGTATTGTCGCGCGGATGGCCTCCGAGTCATTTAGATGCTGATGGAGATTGGCCCACTATAGAAGGTAAAGACTAATATAAAATGACTGAAATCAACAGATACTGGAATAAGCTACCAAAGTCCCAAAAACAGAAAATAATGTCCGAAAAAGGAATTAAAGCAATAACCTACGATCAAATTAAAAAAATATACAATGACAAAAAAACCAAATGAGATGATATTCATTTCCAAGATCAAACCAGATGGCTCCGGAACACAAATGGTGTCCAAAAGAGAGCTCAACATGCTGAACAAAAACAAATGCATGTCCGAAACAGAATTCAATATAAATATTTTATCAATACCAGAGGAAACATATATCGCTTCTGGATTCAATTCTTACATCATAAAACTAAAATAACCATGGAAGATTTCACTTTTACAAACAATGCTGGAGAACAATTTGATTTTTTCACAAACGAAGAAGGTAATATCTGTTTGAATATTCGGTATAAAAAAGAGCTAATATCCTGCTTTATTCTAAATAAAACAGAAGCAGAAGATTTAAAAACTTTCTTGACCGAAAATATAAAAAACAAAAATTATGATACTAACGGGTAAATGCTTAGAAGATTTTACAAAATGGTTTAATAAAAATTACACCAATATTTATATAAATGAATCTACATCGGAAAATGCTTTTATAATTGAGTTTTTAGATTCTAAAGAATATTACATAGATGTTGAAGTTATAAAAGATAAATCAGGTGGCTATGTAAGAGGATTTGAATCAGAAGTCACTTATACAAGGCATGGAGATTTAAATATGATAAATTCTGATTGTCTAAAAGAAGACATTTATGAAACTCGTCCAGAAGCTACAAATGCAGCAATTCTAAAAGCAAACGAAATTTACAACCTAAAACACCAATAACATGAGAGAACAAAAAATAGTACGTACAGGTTCAGATACATCTCCAGACGCAATCAACAGGTTGCTTGCGGAAGGATGGATAGTTGTATCCGTAATGCCTATTGGGAATAAATTAGAATATGTTATAGAAAAACAAAAACAATAAAAATGGAAGCAAAGTATTACACTCCAGAGATAGAAGAGTTCCACGTTGGGTTCGAATATGAATATTTCATAATGGATGAATGGTATCCTGTAGCATATCACCCAAGCGATATGGCTGGTGTCGATAAACTTTTCGCACGCCTACACTCTGATAAAATAAGGGTAAAATATCTTGATAGAGAAGATATAGAATCCTTAAATTGGGAATTAGATTGCGTAATTGAAAAAGAAGCTTTTTATATCCATAAAACATCTAGTTTAAATAATGGAGATATTCGATTAGTATTTAGAGATAACGAACACTCAGTACAAATTGAATGTGAGAAAACTGGAGAAAACTGCTATTTAAAAGTAAAAAACAAGAGCGAACTACGAAAATTAATGAAACAACTTAATATTGAGTAACCATGGAGAACAAATATACATGTAGAAAAGTAAGTTATAGTACAAAGGAATTTGCTGATCTTGATATTATAAGAATTAAAAAAAAGAGTAATCGTAATTCATCTCCAACTAGAAGTTATAAATGTAAAAACTGCAATACTTGGCATTTAACAAAAAGTGAGGATGTGCCAACTCTACGAAAAATAAATTCCGAGTTAGTTAAAGAAATTGAAATATTAAAGTCGGAAAATAAAATTCTTAGAGACAATAACAAAGCTCTGAGAGATAATATGCCTAAAAAGAAAGGCAAAAATGTATTAGAGGCTCAGTTAGAGAAGTATAAAAATAAAACAATATACTATTTCAATTTAAAAGAGAAAATAGACAAAGAGCGTACTTATCTAGTACGCAAAATGGTCTCTATATTAGGAGAAGATTTTTACAAAGAACTAAGCCAATGGAGGTCTGAAAACGAAAATATTCCTCCCGAAAGCAAATTGAAAATAGATAAAACTACATAATTATGAAAGAAGAAATTTATCTGCTGCAAGAAATAGATTGTAACTGCAATGATTGTGTATTCATGACTCGTGATATTGAAAAAAGAAAAACATTTGACCATTTACATGTTGGGGAAGAAAACGCTTCTCACAGGATAAATTATGGTGACTGCACTAAGCTTAAAAAACCTGTTTCATTTATCCCAAATACATGTCAAATTGAAACTCAAAATTGTTTTGAGCACCGCAGAAAAAAATAGGTTTTTAAATAAAATTTACTATTTTTGTAAACGCAAACCACTACTTTGCATTAAAGATATTTAGTCAAAAAAGACTAACCGAAAGTCGGAAAAAGTGTGTAGTGGCCTTTTTTCGGCTTTTTTTTTATACAATAAACTTATGAGATCAAACAAAAGATTAAAAGTAAAAAACGCCTGTGCAAAAATGAGAGAGCACATGGAGATGTATTTTGAATTGGTATGGTATGCCAGGAACGCAAATAAGCCAAAGTTATTAGACCGAGAAGCTTACGAGACGTTGGCTTATGTAAATGACTTAGAGAACAAATATCCAGATGAAATTAAAAAGCTAGGAGAAGATGATAATTGGTATCATGGTTTTAATTCCGGAATGTTGGCAGCTTCAAGATTATACATTGAAATGATCGAAGGAAATCCAGAATTTGCATTAGAGTGTCACCCAGATTTAGATAGTTAAAAAAAATAAATATATGGAAACAGTAACTTATTACAAAAATTTAGATTTGGCAGACATCAAGTATTTCTGCGAAATAGATTTAATTGAAAAAATTGAAGAGTGGAGAGATATTCAGGATTTCATTGATCGATATCAGGTATCCGATTTAGGCAGAATAAAAAGCTTAGCTAGATTTAGAGATAACGGTAGTGGTGGATATATAATGAAAGCTAGAATACGCAAGCAAAACAAG